CTGGTTGCAGGTTGGAACTTTTTTGCTGCCTGCTCGTATCCTAGAACGCCGATGACTACGCCAGCGGCTCCGCAGACTTCCACGTCATTACTATGTGTGTCTTTTTCTACGAGTCGCCCAGGGTAGCAGTTGGTGGCAGTTTCAAGGTTAAAATACCGAACCAACGGTGAACCTGAAACGACGATACGGTTACTTGGCTGCGGACCAATGCCGTTATCTGCTGTAGCTGATCCATAGGTTGCGGCGGTCATGTCGGTAAGTTCCCTCCGTCCCATTTACCTGTTTCCTGGTTAAATTTGCCAGGTCCAAACATTTCTGCAGGGTGTTTATAGGTAGGTTTATTTTGGTCTGCTTCACGTTGCTTTATAACGGATACAAAGCTTCTAGGTTCAGCCTTCGCAAGCGTGTCTTTGAGGAAATAGAGTTCTTTTAAGCCACTGTCCTTGAAATTCTCAGGGGATAATTTTCCATTGCTGTCATGAACTAATTCAGCGATAACAGCGTCTTTTTCTTCTTGCTCAGCAGCATCAAGCTTGTTCTTGATAACTATAAGAGCTTCAGTGCTATCTTCCAACTGTTTTTTCATTTGCGCAATCTGTGTAGTTTGTGCAGCATCTTTAGCCAATAATGCTTTGTAGTCGTCTTCTGCAACGTTAATCATTTTTTTATCTTCTGTCAAAATTTTTTTCTCCTATTAGTTTAGTTTTTCCTCTCTTCAACCCTGTCGGATTGGACAATTTCTTGTCGTTTAGTCACGCTTCGGTCACGTGAGGCGATTCTTTAGTCCCTAACCGCGAAAAGGGAATCTCAAAAAGTGAACATGAAAAAACGTTTAACTGAAGAAGTCAGCCAAGCTATGCAGATCCTGTAAAGCCTTACGATTCGCTGCTATAGTATCATCTTTGTCGACTACATCAGAGGCATCGGCTAACGGATCAGGCACAACAGGCGGCAACGGATTACCTTCAATAACTTCTAAAACGTCACCGCCATACTGCGCATACAAGCGCCGCCCAACCTCCTGCAAACCAACCTCCTGCATCCGCTCACAAACAGGGCAATCCTTAAAACTGCGCTTCTCAAGCCACCCCTTCGCTTGCTCATCCGTGAAATGGGCTTTGTCAAAGTGATAACTAATGCCCAAAACAGCATCCTGCAAAACAATGCTCTCTTCAGCCACCGCAGAATCAGCCATGCTAATACCACAATAAGGACTAGGACAACGGCCACGCTCAATCGGCGCCGCAAGATGATTACCAAAAATCCTAGTCTGCACAACATCATAACGCTGCCCCTGCCACTCCCCCGATGCAGACACATTAACACAGCTAAACCCAATACTATTATCCCGCAACGTACCAGCTTTGATTGCATCAACAGTCGCTGATGTAATAGCCGAGAAAGGACCTGCTTTAACTTCAGGAGCATTATCACGGTAGAACCACAATTCGCCAACAATACCGCGGCGGCATGGACGCTTAGTTTTAGGGTCAAGTAGGTCTTTGCGGAAAACTGGCGCTTTCACTTTGCCGTTAACGTCTTGGGCGTCTTCAATGTGGCTGCCGACAGGGTGACTTAAAGCTTTAATCGGTACACCGTCAAAGGTTAAAGTGGCTTTTTCAAGTTCCTCAGCAGATTTATAAGCGTAAATCAACTTGCCTGTTTTCTGGTCACGGTAAGGCTGCACTATCTCAGAGGCTAAAACTGATTTAACCACTAGGTACTGGTCATCGTCACGAATAACTTTAACGCCTGCATTGGCGTCTTGCTCAAATTCGCCGATGTCTACAACAAACATTTTATTTTCACTCATACCGTTTAAACCTCAATTACCTTGTTTTTCGTTAATTTTTTTCTCCTGTTCCTTTCGAATTGCTTCCGAAACCATTAAGGCAAGCCATGGAAGAAGCCACCACAAACTCGAAGCCTTAACCCCACCGCTGGACGAACCGCCATTAGCGCCAAGCAGCTGCTCCAAATCAGCCCCCGACAAAGCCCTATACGTGTGCACACACCTGTGATGGCGAGGCAAATAAGGCATAAATTGCCCCCTATAGTAAATCTGCCCCACATGCAAAATACACCACTCACAACTAGTAGCCTTCAAAGCCCCAGTGATTTGAAACGCTTCCGCACCAGCCGCTAAACCATAAGCATGAACCGCCTGATTATACGCGCCCAACTGGATTTTGTCACCAAACAGTGATGCCCGTTCAAGCAACCCTGCTAACGTATCCCAAAACGTCAAGGATGCTACGCCGCCTTTTTCTTAGCCAACTTCTCAGCCTGCTCCAAAAGCATCATAAACTCTTTGATGTACCGACTCTTTTCATCCGCAAACTCCAACTCTTGCTCAGGACTCAAAGGAATATCGGACTTACTGAATTTCTGGCGGTTATATTCTAAAGCGCGTTCCCGCTCCAAATTAACGTAAAACTCAACCATAGCCAATCCCTGCTGCAACGCCACTTCACGCGGCAAAACGCCCTCAACCACCTGTTTCAAGATTGGCTGAATAAGTATGCCTAAATTCGGCAAAGCTTCAGCATCCTCAGGGGTTTCTGTTTGTTGTTGCTGACTGGGTTCTTGAGGGTTAGCCGCCACAGCTTTTTTAAGGCTTGCCCCTTCACCAGACGGCAAAGGCTTTAACCCCTCATCTTCACGCACCTCATCAATACTGCGGTACAACAGTTTCTTCTCATTAGCCTGCTCATGCGTAAGTTCAACCCGCGCCTCATCTAAAGCGCCAAGCTGGAAAGCGTTAGCCCATTCAATATCATAATCAATCGGCGCTTCTTCAACGTCTTTAACAACAGTTGGAGCTACTTTACGCAGCAACCGCTTTAACACTGACCCCGCAGACTTCACAGAATCCACAGCAACAGTTTTAACACCGCTTGTCTGCCGAAGCACCTGGTCGATTACCCAGCGAATAAAATCTTCAAGCTTCGACTGCTCCCCACTTATTTTCTTGTAATACTGCTGGTCATTCTTCTCACTGCCCGTCAACGCCCCCGCTTCTGCACCTTCCAGGATGCTTTTAGGAATGCCAGTGGCAATGCTAATCTGCTTCAAATTAGTGTCAAAAAACGGTTCAGGATTAAGTGTCGCGCTTTGAGCGCCTTCAAACTTGAAATCCATCAACTCATTAATAATCGCAATATAATTACGGTGCGTAATGTCCCTGAAAGCAGTTGAAGCACTCCACTCCTGAATCTTAGCTGGAGTAGTCTTAAGCACGGTAACACCGTCTGGACTCCACTCTTTAGGATACTTAATAACGGCAAAGCCGCCGCCCGTGCGGTAAACCCATTGCCCCACGCCCCACCTGATATTACGGCCACATGTGAGGTCATCCCAAATCAGGTCCAAAACGCTTTTACCGACTTTCTCAAAACACCGCGTCCAATGCACACGAAAACTTTGTTTACCATTCTGCACCTGATAAACCGTTGGCAAACCATAACGAAAACTCTTAGGATCCTCATCGTAAACAGCAACCGAATACTTGTTTTTAGGAAACACTGCCAAATGTTTGAGAACTGCCGAGTCAGCCTTCTCATTCTGCAAATCAGGCAACTCTTCAGCGTCATCAAAACTGCCCACCGCCAAAACGTTACCATACAACCGCTTATACTCTTCAAACGTTTGCAGCAACGATTTAAATTTTAAGGTTCGAAGTTCCTTTTGGATATGCTTGTCAAGCTTCGGGTCAGGCTGCTTAGTCTCCACGTCATTAATGCTAAACCATTTCTCAATCACGTCCGCGCTAAAACCGAAAATTAAAAAGCCTGCAACTGGTTCGCGCTGTGAAGCAAACTCGCGGTTATCATCAGTGATTTCTTCCCCAAAATCCGCGCCTAAACTTGTATCCACTGATGGTATGCGTATGCTGCTGCCGTCTGTGCTGTCCGCTGTATTAACAGTTGGAGGCGCAGCAATCAAGCCGCCATCATTAGTTAACTGCGCTGCAGACTCATTATTTACTGACATGTTACCGTAACACCATTTTAATGGAAAAGCCAAGACGGCTCAGGAGCAACCGCCTCTTTAAGAGAAGCCAAAATATTATACGCATAAGCTGCACAGTCCACCTGGTCTTTGTGCCCCTTCAACGGAAACGCCTCAAGTTCATCAAGAAACGCCGTATTCCATGTTCCACGGACAAGATGCACATGCCCTTTCTCAGCCGCCGAAGCTAACGGAGCAGCCCGCACCGCTTTCTCACCAGTCGGCGACTCACCCGTCACCACATAACCTAACAATTCATTACGGCTATACTGGTCAATAAGGTTCTTTCCCGCCGCGCCCCTCTCTTCCTCAATATGAATTTCCACGGCTTTACCATCTAAGTCCGCACACGCCTTCACATTAGCACTAATCACATGCGGTGCCCACTGCCCACGTTGAACATCAATAATGTACAATTCGCCGTTATCTATTGTTGCTTTTAATCCCACGGTAAAATCGGGATTAGGCGATTTCCCAGCGGCTGTAGCGGCAAAATCCCACATCCTAAGCGTACGATTACCTTTAGGAACCTGTTCAGGCTCCATTACCCCCCGGTCTTTGCCGTTAACAAACCAATCCCGCTTAAACATAAAAGTCCGCTTAATATCCCAGTTACCATGCAACAGCTGCTCACGGTGCACAGGGTCAAGATTATCCAGCGACTTAATGTAGTCTTCGCGGTCTAACGCGGGATTATCATCCAAAAACGCTGGAATAAAGAAGCGCCCGTTCTCCGCGCCCTCAACGATGAATCTTTGCTTCACCCATGGCAACCCGTCAGGATTAGCGGTACTCCACACCCGCACAGGAATATGACTACTCGCTAGCCGTCTGGCACGGCTGAACATGAAACGGTACTGATGCTCCAAGATTTCCTCAACTTGGTCAAACCCGATAAACTGAAACTCAGCAGACTTGTAACGTTTCTCGTCACCATCATTTTGAAGGTAGCCAAAAGCAAGGGTAGAGCCAGAGGGAAAAGTCCAGCAATGCTGCGTCCCATCCCAATGAGCATCAGTTTCATCAAGCCAATCGTGACTTCGCTCTATTAATGCTCCGTCAAGGGATAAGTCAGCGAAGGTTTGCCGAAAGATGATAGCAGCATAATTTTGTTCCTCAACATACTGTAGCCCCGCCATCAGTAGCCAATCGCTTTTTCCGCCTCCGCATGCGCCGCCATACATACCCTCCCGCCTATCTTGGAGCAACGCTACGGTTTGGGGGCTGCGGCCATCAGGCAAAATCTGGGGCTTATGAAGAATGTACTTGTTCTTCAGAATCGTCTTTTCGAATATTACTCTTTTCTTTTGCCACTTCAGCCGCGATAATGGCGTCATACTCGCTAAGAAGCTTAACTGTGGATTCATTGGTGCTTGTTGCGTTTGCATTCACGTTCACTTCTACTTTTTCACCCGCCCGCTTAGGCAACAGCTTATCAAGCAAGTCACCGCGAAAACTAAGACGCATAGGCAACTCTGCACCCTCAATATCCTGCATCTGCCTACGCACCAAATCATGCACGTAATCCTGAACCTGCGCACTCTGCATATCCCTATCTATCGTCTTCTCATTAACCTTGAGACAGTCAGCGATTTGCTGGTTAGTTTTGCCCTCAACAGATAGCGCGATAACTTTGCTTCTTCGCAGAGCCGCTTTGACGCTGCGGCGTTTTTTAGGGACATTTTGGGACATACCTAATTACCTGTAAACGTAAATTTGTTGTGATTACCGCGTACAAGGGTGAGGATGGCAAAAATTGTACACGGCAACCAAGCAACCAAGAAAAACACTAGCCAAACAAAGCCTTAACCGCAAGCCCAATCGCAGCAATAACCGCAGCACTACTAATAAACGTGGTAATCTTCATAAAAGTCTCAAGCTTCTGCACCTTCGCCACCAATCCCCCTTGCAAATCAGGCCCAACAATAGCTAAGTCGATACGGTCAATTTTCTTTTTAAGTTCAGGACACGTAGGGCAATCCCGATAAAGTTCGTTACTCAACTTACAGCGCCCCCAACGAAAACACATCATCCACATCTTCATCCAAAAGTGTAGGCGACT